AAAGTTACCTGCGTGACTTGTTGCCTCACCAAAGAAAAACTTTAAGTCTGCGCCTTCTGTTTTAGCAATAAAACTTGGATGTTCTGCGTTTGCTTGTGTTTGGAACTTGAAACGCTGAATGCTTGCATCGTTGGGACTAAAGTCCACACTCCACTTCACACCTCTGAACTTAACTGTTTTAAGTTGTTCCTCAACGATCTCTTTGCTCATAAACCTGTAGTCGTTTTTAAAGTCACCAGCCGCATTTTCAAAACTAATACCTGTTTTAACGGTCTCACCGTTTTTCTCTTGTGTACTAATGTTAATTTTAGGGTTGTCCTTGTACTCTGGAATACCTAAAATAACATTGAGCTTGCTCAAGTTTGGCATACCAAACGTGCCTTCAAACTCTTTTAGTGGTTGTTTAAATGTACCTTGGATAATAACAGTTCTATCTTCAGCAATGGCATCAACTTTTGTTTCAGTTGAGGTACCTTGTACTTTAATAGTGTTAACGTTACCAAGTGTGAATGTATGTGATACTAGATCTAGTAAGTTGTCTTTCATTGAACGTTCTCCTTGTAGGGAAATTATACTTGATATTTAGATAGAAATCAATAGTCGATGTCATCTATGGTTAAATCTGTATAACCACTTTGCTCTAACGCCTTTTTAATGCATTGTTCTTTAGTGTATGTATGATACTTTATTTGATAAGATTGTGCAAGTTGTATTACATCAAATACTTTTTTAGTTTTTTCACGTTGGTCTCTTTCAGAAACAGCCTGTAATTTTCGTTGTTCTGATACTTCAATTGTTGCTCTGTATTTTTCCTGTTTATTTTTTTCTTTATTAGTTATCCACTCGTCTCTGAGAGCACCTATTGTCTCATCTTCACGTATAACTCTTTCGATAGCTTTTTCTATGGTAAGATTATATTGGTCCCTAAGTGCTTTAGCCTTTTCAAACAAATCTGGCCTATTCTTTTGAAGTTCGAATCGTTGTTGCGCATCTAATGTGCTTTTCAATTCGTTATCTATTCTAGCCTGTAAACTTCTAGGATCTTCGTCCTCATCTAATACCTGAATAATCGCACCCAATGCTTGGTGCGCCTTACATGTATTCAACACACCAGGTTTCTTGACTTCCACCCAACTCACTGTGGGATCAAAGTCGTAACTGGTAATTACTTCAAGACCTAGACTTTCTATTAAGGGTAACAACATGTGCTTTGGAGTATGGCACATAAATGCATTTTCTACCATTTCAGCATTTTGCCAACGGTCACTATTGTTGTAGCTGAACATTAATACACCGCCAGGTCTCATAACCTTAACTATTTCTGTTAGATATGATTTAATCGCTTCTAACGGGAAGTAATTAAAAACGTTCCATGCTAACACAAAACCCATTTGTTTTTGTGGTAACATATCTAGGTTGTAATCATTTTTAATGAGATATGACCTTAACCTACGTGTAGCATAAAATTCATTAAACTGTAATTTAGTACTGTCTAAGAATTCTTGATGAACATCCACAATATACAATGGATCGCTAGCTATCATTTCATTAGTGAATGTACCATCACCTGGGCCTATTTCTAAGGAAGGATATTTCCAGTTTACGTAATGATATATCCTACTTTTAATAATATCTTTTACATTTTCATAAATGTACAAACGTCTTATATCTCTATTAGTAGCAACGTCTGCTATCTTATGCTGAGTCTCGTACATCTCATAACTGTCAATAAAGTATTTTTTGTCTAGTTCTAAAATATCTTTATCAAGTTCTGCGATACGTTTGTTTTTGATATCTTCTATCTGCCTTAGTAAGGGAAATATGTTCTTGTAGTGACTATTAATTTCTTGAATTAAACCTGATTCTAATATACGGTCCGCACCCATACTCATTTGATTGACCAAGGAAATGTGGTCATTAGCTGATTGTTCTAGTTTAGTAGAGCTATGACTTTGAAGATCTTGCTTGTACTTTAATAATTGACTGAGACGCATACAACATATTTATCTACGCCTCTTACTCAAATTCGAATAAACTATCAAAAGTGGTGGTTATTCCTGTATGTGCAGGGATGTCCCAGTCTAGTACACCCAACAAGTTTTCTACTTTCTGGTCAACAATGGTAGACTCCATCAAGTCATCATCAAAGGGCAAGTCCTTAAACCATTGTGGGATATGTAGTTCATCTGTGGGATAACCAACACTAGTAAAACCTAGTGGATTATCCTTTAGTTTGCACACAATCGTTTTCATACCATCTACAATCTGCTGACTGTAGTTGTCGCCGTGCATACGTCTGAGGTTGTTCCAGTTCATTGCGGCACGAACGTGTCCCGGCATGTTTGCTTTGCCCAAACGTTTTTCTTCATTGGTGTACTTTGTTAAGTTATTAACACGCTTAGGTGTTCCTTTCTCCCAAGCAGGACGCTCTCTAAATGCGTATTTGAACTCACGCACCATGTCGTATATTTGTTCCTTTTCAGCGCCTGTCAGTGTTGCTAATAATATTTCACTGAGGAAGTTTTGTACTACTGCTGGAGTATCACTACGCTTCAAGTCTAAGCCCATTGCTTTTACTTTTCCGGGCTTGCCTTCTGTATCCAATCTAAATCCTTCTAAGTCATAGATTAGAGCCGCATAACGCTTCTTCTTGATATACAGGCCTTTAGTAGCAGTAATCTCTCTGCCGCCTTGTATTAAGGCACCCATGTGTTGCGGACAGTGGAACGCACGAGACATAAACTTAGGGAAACTTTCATTTAGTTGTTCTGCAATCTGGTCGTAGAGTTGTACTACAATGTCTTTGTTCCATTCTAGTTTGCCTGCTTCTACATCTGCCTTAACAGCGGGCCACATACTAAAATAAGCAGAGTCTGTGTCACCATATATAATTGCTTCCCCTGTGTGATCGTAAACTCCCATAACGCATTCATTTATGTATGCGTCCATGTGTTTTGCAATACTTCTACCAGTTAGTGTAGTTGACTGTCCAATACGTTTGTCAAAGAATCTACACCCTGGATTAAGAATAGCACCATACAAACTGTTCAAGTTAATCTTCTTGACCAACTGTCGTTTGTCCCAGAACGCAATGTCCTCTTTGTCAGTTGCTTCTTTCTTTTTAGCCTGTAGTTCTTTACGTTCTGCATACCAGCGTTCTAGTAGTCCTGGAATAATACCTTTCTTTTCATATGTAAAGATAGTGCCGTTAGCACTCAATATCCAACTTGTGTTGCTGTCGAATATCATCTTCCATAATTCAGCACCTGTGTGTACTGTGCTTTCACCATTCTCCCAGTCTACAGTTATCTCTGTGCCTGCTTGCATTTCCATGACAGCAGTATACTCTAGAGTAGCAAATAAGCCGTCCCAGCTGTCTGTAAAGCTCTTACCTGATTTGCGCTTCTCTGCCAAATAACTGTCAGTCATAATAGGACGTAGTTGTCCTACAATAGTTTCTGGCCCCATGTTTAATGCACGAATAGCACTAGGATACAGTGAGTTAATATCAATAGCACCTACCCAGTCATGCATACCCTTTTTAGGATGTGCAACGTAAGCACCTGCCGCTTGTGTTTCACCTTGTTCGTCTCTGTTCCTATTAGGCACAACCATATCAAGTTGGTGTGCTTCGTTAATAATTGCTTGTTCTGTAACAGCCACAGCACCCATTGTTGTTGGCAACAATACTGTGTTGTCGTGTGCGAGTTCATTTGCTAGATCCAGGAACCTTAGTTTTTGATCTAGTTTGTGTAGTAGTGCTGTATCCTGTCTGTTATACTCAATAAATGTTTTAAAGTCCTGGTTGTATAACTGATCCAGTGTGCCTTCATAGGCTGTCTTACGTTCACCTAGTTCATGTTCACCGATAGCATCTAGGGAATAACTATGACGTTCTTCGTATGTGTACTTGCGATAGAGTTGCATATAATCCATATGTACTCTACCAATAAGATCAAATGTTACTTGCTCCGCACCAAAACGTTCAAATGTACGCTTCTTGGGATACTGCCCCCACAAACAAAAACGCCTTGTGTCGTCCTTGCTTAGTACTCTGTTAATACGCAGTACTGTATAGGGAATATCATATCCTTCACTGTTCCAACCACTTAGGATGTCTGCGTCATCAATTAAGTTTAAAAACTGGTCTAACATCTCACGTTCGTCTGTAAACATGAATGTGTCTTCAAACTGTTCTGCAACCGCTTGTGCTTCCTCCCAACTCATACCCTTGGGGGGTATAGCAAGTGTAATTAACTTACCTAACCAATCTAAGTAAACAGTAATAGCAGTAATTTTATTGAAGGGATCTTCTGGCGGACTGAATCCTTTTTGTGGATCAAAGTCAACCTCAATATCGAAAAAGCACGTCTGTAGTTTGGGAGCATCTGTGCCTAAATAGTTTTCTTCTAGGCATCTGTATACTACGTTAATATCAGATTCCCATAGACGTCTTGTTGATCCCTGTATCTTTTGTTCCTTGTGGAACTCTTTGCCGTTGCGTGTGCTGAATCTGCTTACAGGAGTGCCATAGATAGTTCTATGTTTGCCTTTGGGATCATCATAATAGAATACGTAGTTGGCAGGAAACTCGTTGTAGATCCTCTCGCCGTTAACACGTTCTACGACGTGAATTCTGTCTGTGTCCCTGTCATGTAATGCGTCTACGTAACTCATCTTACCACCATCCTGTTGCTACTCCATATCCGAATATATTAACACATGCAAAGTACGCAGTCAATAGTAAAGGCCAGACTAGTCGTCTCCTGTGATATGCTAGTACTGCGGCAATACTTCCTATAAAGAACCCAGGATATATAACAGTCATATCTGGTGCGTCTGCATGCATAGCCAGCCACATACTAGCACCTACTGTAAAGATAAAACTAGTAAGTTCTAAGTAAAATGCTTTTGGGTCTGCTCGGTAACTGTCTAAGAAGTATCGTTTTAGCGACTTCAAAGTGTCTTACCAACAGTCTCTAGGATATGTACGGTTTCTTCGTGGTCTTGATTGACTTCACCAAGTTTAGATTTGTGAGCGATTCTGATTGCTTTTTTAAGTACACTAGGTTTGATATCCATTGATTCTGCAACTGCTTTTACAGTATCATTCAAACCAGCATTAAGGTCTTCTACTTCACGCATGACCTGTATGCCTTCATTGATAACTTGGTTAAGTTTTGCTTTTTGCTCGGTTGAATAGACTTTCATTGTCGTCCTTTCTTGAAAAATACATTATAATTGAAATGCAAATAAATTGCAAGTATTATTGTGGTGCGATTGTGCCAGTTGGCTTTGTTGTGGATGAACTGCTACCAGGACGTTGCTGTTGTGCGGCTTGCTGGGCGGCTTGTTGTTGCTGTTGTTTACGCATGGCCATATTACCTATGCGTCTGTATTCATCTGCAAACTCGGGATGCTGTCCCATACTGGTTACTAACTGTAAGTAAGGTGCATCTCTATATGTCTTTGAGTCTGAAGCCTGTTCTTTTTTAGAGATTTTAGAAGCCAATGCTTTTATCATTGCCCTTGTGCCGGGATCTTGTGTAATAGCCATTATTACTTCTGCATCAGGACCTAATTGCCCCAGGTCTGCATCGGTAGGCACATCCGGTAACGGTCTATTTAAAGGCGCTACTGGTGACTGATCTTCTAATATTTCTCTTATTTTCATACTAGTATTTACCTACCTTGCCCTCTATATCGTTTGAAACTTCTGCGCTTCGACTTATTCATCATTAGTTTAGATGTTCTACGACTGTTGCCCTGACCAGTCTTCTTATATTTTGCTCTAGTTTCCCAGGGTCCTTTTTCTGACGTTTGCTTGACTTTTGCCACTTGTTACTCTCCTTGATTAATAAAAATACTTTATGTCAGACCACCAGTGCTTTCCCTTACTGATAGCCCTCATCCATCTATCGAAATCTGCTTGGCTAACACCATCTATATAGTACTCGCCACCGCCTTTAGTTTTCATTCTAACAGCAGTTGTTCCATTGTCGAAAACGAAATAATCTAAGTCAGTAATCCAACTACTGGCCACTGGCTCTTCACGTATTATTTCGCTGACTTTCATGATATTCTGCTTTACACTTATCGCACCAACATTCGGAACAATAGTCGCAATCTTCATCTATACAACTATGCCCACAATGTGCTGTATGATAACAGCCTTTACATAATGTAACTACTTCAACTTCCATCTTTAGCCATGCTCTTAATTTCTAAAACATTAAAATTAGGATCTTCTACAAAAAATGTTTCTTGTTGGTAATCACTAGACTCAAATCTAGTATAAGGTTTGTCTAAAAATCCCACTGTGTTCTCAACACTTTCTCTTACTTTCATGTAATCTGCATATTTTAAATGAACGCCAAAGTGTGGTACGCATACTTCTCCCATGTCCACACTATGTCTTTCTCTTTCTGGACTTTTTTCTGTTCTGTGAGTTGTTGCGTGTATTGTAAGTTCATTGCCCCAGAAGTCAACATCTTGCCACTTGCCTTCTTCTGCCATGTCTAGTTTACATCCTAGTATGTCTGTATAAAAAGGTAGTGTTTTGGATAAGTCTCCACCGGGTATTGCTAAGTGAAATCTGTTACTCATTTGGTTTTAACGTTCTTTGCTGGACCACGTCTGTTCTTATTTGGGTCCTCTCTGCGTTTACGACTAGCGGCTGTTGCCCTACCTTTCTTACCTAGAGCATGCGCTTTTGCTTGTGGTAGGCACTTAGGTTTGCCTTCTTTAGAACTTCCTCTTGCACAATCGCCACGTATCTTACCATCTGGACCAAAGCGTACCCACTTCTCTTTGAACCATTTGCGTAAGTCTTCGTTGACGATTTCTGCAACTTTCATTATTTTTTTTACTTCCTAATCATTTCGTAAATGTTGCATCGTGATATTTGTCGAATTTAACTTCACCATCTTTATTAACAGAAATTGCACCAAAAACTAGTTCTTGTCTGGCATCTGGATCAACTTCACGTGCATATGGTAAGTTTCTCAAGTCTCTGTTAAGTTGTGCAATTTTTGCCTCTACTTCATAATCCTTTCCGTACTTATAAACAAATCTTCTATAAGCGTTTTTGTCACGATTTCGAATTCCATTATGTAAAAATTCAATGAATTTTTTAATCTCTTCTACTTGTTTAGATCTATCGGGATTAGGTTCTAATGCTGGACTGGGGTCATCCAATGGTGCTGTTTTATAGTAACCACCTGCTGTTTTTACAACTTTTTTGCCTCTTTTTTCTGCCGCTCTTAGTGCATGTCTTATCTGCGTATAAACTACCTTTTGGGGTAAACGTGACTCAAGATCCCTGTATTCTTCCAGGATGATTTCTTTAATTTTCATTGTTTTTTGCTCTTGTTACCCCAGTTCTTAGCACCAACTTTACGGCACTTACTTAATGCACCACTTGCGTATGCACTGGGCCATACTTTATAACGACTCTTAACTTTGTGATAGCAGGCATCTTTCTCACCAGCCGCTTCATCAAATTGTTCTTCAGTCATCATTTCTGAGTTGTCAAACTTCTCAAATTCTTCATGTATGTCTGATACTAAGTTTTCTTTTGAACCTCTAATAGCACCTGCATCACTGTCCTTCCAAGGCTTTTTGCGTATGTCGTAGTTGTCAATATTTCCTTTTGCTACCATAGAACTGAATGTCGACTTATCAGCACCATACTTGTCTTTGAATTCCTCGTCTGTCAGGCTTTCTAGATCCATGGTAAGTTCTTTCATACGACCTTCGTCCATTTTTTTCTTTTCGTCACTGCTGGGACCAAAAGTTTTGTGTACAAGATCGTCTAACTCAGTATGGAATAAATCTTCTTCTTCCTCGGTAGCGTCTTCACCTACAAGTTTACCCTGGAAAGGATGCTTGGTGTAAGGACCATCATACTTTGGCTTGCCTTTACTAGGCTTGTCAGTACCTTTTAACTGATCCTTATGTCCAGACTTAACACTGTCTAAACTTTCTAGTATCTTGTAGATATCGTCGCTCATTATTTTCTCTTTTTAATATCACCTAATGGTTGCACAACTGCGGCAACTGCGCCTGCTGTAGTAGTTTCATCTAAACCCATTTCGGTTTCAACTTCAGGCTCAACTGCTTCTACTGGCATCTCACCATTAGATAACATTTCATATTCTAAGTAATGCTTAACAGCACTTAAGTAGTCACTTGCTTTAGTAATCTTTGCCTGCACCCATGCTTCTAAGCCTTGCTCTTCGCTAATGCCTTTTAACATGTTGTGTAGTTCAATTGAGTACTTTGCGCACTTGTATAACTGCCCACGAGCCATTTGGATTTCGTGATCCACTTCGCTCTTAGCGGCTAAGTCACTTAAAATACCTTCTCTAATTACGTCTTTTGCTTTCATTTTACTAACCTTTTATGTATTTATTTAAAGTTTAAACCACTTAGTCTTAATATATCTTTTAATTCATTAAGCGCAGGTGTGTCAGAGTCTACGGAATCGCTAACCTTATTCTTCCCCTTATTCTTCCATTTCTTCTTCTTGTCCCTCATCCGCTGTCTCGCATCTTTCATCGCTTTATCCGCCGCATCTCCTCTTAACTCTTTGTCTGTACGGTTTTTAGTAACTTTTGTTCCGTCTGGTTCTACATAAGAATCAGATGAGGTTGTGACCGTTACGTCTGGGTTATTAGCACCTGTATCTGCCTGTGCTACTTGTTGGTTATTAGCGTTCGCATCTGTTTGCTGAGCACCTGTTGCTCCTTGAGCAATACCACTTTGCGCTGGTTGTTCTTCAGCAGGTGGTACGTTAGCATTTGTTCTTTCAGCATTAGCGGCGTTTCTTCTGGCTCTCTTCTCTGCTGTAACTTTCTCTACGTCATAAGGTGTGCCATCAGGGTTAACAGGTTTGCCATCAGCATCTAATGTTACTCCCTTTTTCTTTTGATCTAAAGTAAGTCGTCCTTGTGCATTATAGTCCTTTGCACGTTGTATTGCTTCTGCGTCTTGCCTAGCCGCTTTTTCTTCAGGTGATTCTTGACTTCTTCTTTCCTGTTCTTGTCTAAATGCTTTGTCGCTGTCAGTTTCAGGAGTAACACGAGTTGTTGCGTTACCACCTGTTGTAGTTACTGTGTCTGTATTAGTCTCTACACTGTCTACAGTTTCTTCCTCACTACGATTTGTTACTGTTTTTCCTGCTTGTTGCTCAGGTTTCTCATTAGACTGATTAGCTTGTGTTGCATCAGTACTTTGTGCGCCTGCATTGGCGGCTGCCGCCTGCTTTTCAGCTTCTCTTTCTTTCGCTGTCTTCATCGGAGCCAAATCTGCTTCGATCTGTTCTTCAGACGCTCCTCTGCTTCGCATTTCTTGTCGGTATTCGTCATCACTCAGGCTATCCAAGTACATGTCATCCTCAGAACCAAACGCATCTCCTGGGTCAGGATTATTATACTGATCATATTCTTGTTTAGATACCTCTTGGCCGTTAACCTTAAAAACTTCTTCGTCTCCAGTATCTGTCATTGGGTCCAACAAATCTGATACAGACTTTCTTGGTGTTGTATTATTTGCTACACTATTACTTGCACCTGCGTTATCAGGTTTTGTTGCTACCTGTGCAGGTTCTTGTTGTGCTGGTGCTTGTTGTTGTGCTGGTGCTTGTTGTTGTGCTGGTGCTTGTTGTTGTGCTGGTGCCTGCTGTTTTGCAACTTGGTCACTTCCTGAACTACTTACTGTACCAATTTTTTGTTGAGCATTGTTATTTTGTGCATTATTTGCACCACCAAAAGAATTACTTGCTGGTTGTTGTTGCACTGGTTCAGCAGGCTTTTCCTGTTGTGCAGGTGCCTGTTGCGTAGTGCCCGCATTATTAACTTTATTACCAAAGTCCATACCACCTTGTGGTCCCTGATTAGTTGCTTGTTGTGCTGGTGCTTGTTTTGCTTGCTGTTGTTGTGCTGGTGCAGGCTTAGTTGCTACTGAAGTAGCGGTACCTGCATTATTAACATTCTTACCAAAATCCATACCACCTTGTGGTCCTTGGTTAGTTGCTGGTTGCTGTTGTTGTGCTGGTGCAGGAGCAGGTTTAGGCGCCGCCGCATTAGCACTACCAGGCATAGTAGGAGTCTTCATTCCTAATTTACCCAGTGTGCCTGATACTGCTTTACCTATAGCACTTTGTGCTTGAGTATTGCCTACCTGAGGTGCTTTAGGTGCAGGAGCAGGTTTGACCATAGGTGCCGCTGTGTTACGTGCTATTGCCTGAAGATCTTGTTTTTGTGGTTGTGGCGCAGGATTAGGCATAGGTACAGGTTGCGGTTTAACTGCTTGTGCAGGTGCAGGCATAGGTACTGGATCAGGTTTAGCCAAAGGAGGCTGACTTCCAGTCCCAGTTTGTGTTGTAGCGTTCTTTTTACCAACACCCATGCGAGGATCCACTTCCATTATGTTTAATATTCTTCTTATATCATCTTGTGCGTTCATACAGTAAACCTTGTCTTATCTGTTTCTTTGCCATCGATCCATATGTTGCGTAATTCAAACATACCCAAATCTGGGTGTAAGTTTTCTACTACGAATTCGTGTTCGCCTGCCTCTAATTCTACCTTAGCAAGTTCACGTACAAATGCTTGCTTGTTATCGAAAGTATATGTACGCTCTGTTAGTAAATCGCCATCACAATATAATCTATATGTTGGTGGTGCTTTTGACCACTTACAGTACAAATCAAACTGTATATCTACTACTTTCATTTGCGCATTATAGCTCTAAAGATAGCACTCTCAGGTACTTTTTTTCTTACATTGTATGCGTTTGTTAGTCCACTACTTGTAGGGCCTACACGTGTATTATTAGCCGCCTGGCGCTGGCGTTCCTGCTCTGCTTTCTTGGCTTCTTCTTCTGCTTTTTGTTTAGCGGCTGCCGCTTCTTGCTCTGCTTTCCTAGCATCTGCTTCTGCTTTTTGTTTTTGTAGGTCTTGTGCTTGCTGACTTGCGTTATCTTTACCTAGGTTTGTGCCTGCACCTGCCATGCCCACTTGTACATTCCCACTAGACCTAGCACGATCTTGTGCCGCTTTTGCTTCAGCTTCTTGTCTAGCTTTATCTGCCGCCGCTTTGGCTGCATCATCTTGTGCCTTTGCCGCCGCCATACCGCTACCTGAGCTTGATGATATTGCATTTCCTATTGAGCTCTGCGCTGGACGCTCTTCAGCAGGTGGTACACTGGCACTAGTAGTGTCTTTTTTAGGGGTAGTGTCTACAACTGGTGTTTCATCTTTAGGAGACGGAGCATCATATTTTTTATATGCTTCTTGTTCTGCTGTGTCTATTGCGGCTCCTAGTTTGTTACCACCATATTTTCTATTGTACTCAGCAGGATTTGATCGCATAAGTTCCGCGGCGTCTTTTTTAACACGCTCACGAGCATATACTGCCTCTTTATCTGGTTCGTCCATCATAAATGCAGGAGTAAGTGCAGAATACTTGTCTTTGTAATGTTGTCTCTGTGGTTTCTCGTCAAACTTGATTTCTTCAGGTTCTACTTCCTTTTTAGTGGTGTCTACCTTTACTTCAGGTTCAGGTTTTCCTGCATCACCGTAGTTAAAGAAAGGATCATCTTTATCTGCTTTCCCTGCATCAGACATATCTACATTTGGTTCAGGCTCTGGTTTAGGCTCTGGTGTGTAGTCGTCATCACCACGTCTGTAATCAGGTTCTTCATAGTCTATTTCAGACTGGAAGTCATCAATAGTTTTATCTACATCAAACGTGCCTTCTTCTTTCTGTTTCTCAACTGCATCAGTCTGACGTTGAATGAAATCAGCCTTTTTCTCAGGGTCTTTAATTGCACCGCCGGGCCAACTTGCAGTAGGATCGCCACCTTCTGATTCTATCTTGTCCCACTGTTTTAGTGCCGCCATTTGTTCTTCTTTTGAGCCTTGACCCATTGTTATACCTCTGGTCCGCTTCATTTGCTCAAGTTGTTCATATTCTTTGGCTTCTGCGTTTGCTTTTTCAGACTCTTGTCTTAATCTCTCTGCTTCTTCAGTATCGCCTCGGTCTTGGGCCGCCGCCGCATCAGCTTCTAGTTGGTTACCCTTTGCTTGTGCTCGTCTTCTATTAAGATCATCGTCAGCAAGACTTGACATGTCAAGTTTTTTTGCTTCCCTACGTGCCGCTTCTGCTTCTCCAGTCTTGCCCTGAGCTTCTAATTCTTTAGCCTCAGTCTCTTTTGCTAGAGATGCATCTTTTGCTTTGAGGTAATCAGCTTCGCCTGCTGTGCCTGCGTCGCCTGCATTTAGTGTGCCTTGTCCTACCGCGCCACCCTTGCCAGCCTCTAGATCTTTAAGGAATGCTATTGATTTCTTTGCATCATCAACGTCTTTCTTCAGCCTTTCGACTTTACGTTGTTGTTCTTCTGATCCACCACCTGCCATATTTGACTCTTGTTCGGCAGCCGCAAGTTCAATTTCACGTGCATCTAATTCAGCTTGTTTTACTGACATTGAGCTAGGTAATTCTTCCTTACCTTGCTCTGCATATGATTTTTCTGCTGGTTTTCTCTTGTTATAATCAGCAGTAATTTTACTCATTGTGTCGCCAGGTTTTACAGTGATTTCACTGCCATCAGGCATTTTAATCTTTTGTCCTACTTGTATCTTATTAGCATCTTTAATATTATTTGCTTTTGCTAAGTCTTGAACGTTTGCTACACCACCTAGTTCTGCGTAAATAGCATCGTCTTTAGCTATCTCTGCATCCATAGCTCTATCGCCTGGTGTTTTACCTTCTTTATCCAATCTACTTTGTGTTGCGTCAACAGCGGCTCTGTTCTGTCTCTCAGGACTTATGTCTCCAGCCTTGTATTCGTTCTTGGCTACAGACTGCATTGCCTTATCGCCACCTAGTGCTTTAACATTTTGCAGAATGTCATTCATTGCTTTGCCATCACCATCTTTCATGGCTTTCTGGAATGCTGTTTGTAGTGTTGCTATTGCGTCTACACTTTGTTTAGGCTTTTCTTCTGCGTCTACACTTTGTTTAGGCTTTTCTTCTGCGTTAGGTGTTGTTGACACTGTTACTTCAGGAGCAGGTCTATCCTTGTTAAGTTTGGCTATGTGGTCATTTAAGAATCCACCAATTGCATCAGCACTATCTCCTTTTTTAAACCAAGTTGGATTTTGCTCTTTAGTTTTATTAAGTCGCTTCTCCCATTTTAGATTACCTTCTTCGTCTCTAGATTCCGGACCATAAACTTCTTTGTAGATATCTTCCATGGACTTGCCAGTGCCTTTGGCTTGTATAACTTTAATTCCTGTACTTGGACCTAGTGCCCATGTTTTGTATAGGTTATCTCTGTCTACATTTATACCTGCTTTTTCTAATCTTCGTGCGTTTTCTTTTGCACCTATCAAAGCGGCGGCGTCTTGTATGCGCTTTGAGAAATCAGGTTTCTTGGGATCAGCCATATCCTGATGCGATGTATTAACGATGTCATCTAATAGTTCTTGAGGTATGCCATAATTTTTGTACTTACCCAGTTTAATATTTTCTTGTATGCCTTCCCAGGTACCTTTGGTGAACTGATATCTACCTCTTGCTGAACTCAAACTATTTTGACTACCCTTACCGAAATACTTACCCTCAGCCGCACCTATTTGTGCTAATAAATCCAACAAGTATTTGTCATCATCAGACTGCCTACCTACTTCTTCAGTAAGTCCTAATGCTTTCTGATTCTTTTTAGGAGTATCAGGTCTTACGTCTTTAGTAAGACTGTGACTATATCTTGGGTCTTTTGCTTGTTTTTTGCTGGCTACTACGCCAACACCGAAGGATTCTTTAAAGAGTTCAAATACGTTCATGTATGTACACCATATCTAATATATAGTGTATTTATTACATGTTTTCCAAAAGCCAAATATAAAAAGGTGTGCTAAAAGTAAGGATATATGTGCCGTTCCAGCCTAAATCAACACATTTATCTAAGGTTGGATGGGAGTTATCAAATGGCACGTACTGGGACTTAGAGTACATTAAGTAATCTAAAGGGATATTGTCAATCATAATCTGTTTAACGTGTAATAACATGTCTT